GAAAAATAATTAATTTTGCTGCATCAAATGTTCCATCAAATGTTGCATTTCCTGATTATATCGGCGGTGGGGATTATGGTTATTTTGAAAGAAAAAATGGATCTGATTCATGGGATTTTAGAATTAGAGATATTAATTTTAAAAAATTAGAAGGAATGGCAAAATCAACTTTTTTTAACCTCTTTAGTGAAGAGGGTTAAATGAATCAATACGAAAGAACAAGATTAGATAATATTATAAATTCAGCAAATCGGTGGATTTGGATAAAGTTTACACGAGAAGGAATTCATTGTTATCCTGCAGCATTAACTGATCCTATGTTAGCTGATGTTAACTTTTTAGGAAATCCACATAGACATATTTTTCATTTTAAGATTCAAATTGAAGTTTATCATAATGATCGTGATATAGAATTTATACAAGTTAAACGTTGGTTGGAAGATCTATATTCTACTAGTATATTGCAATTAGATTATAAATCATGTGAGATGATTGCTGAAGATTTGTATTTACAAATTGCAAATAAATATCCAGGTCGAAAAGTTAAAATTGATATTAGTGAAGATAACGAAAATGGAGCACATCTAGAATTTGGCAAGTAATATACACGGTTATAAATAAACAAAGTATTATTAATAATGCTAGGATAGACAATGTAGATTCTACATTGTCTAGTTAAACTGTCACACAAAGGAGAAAGCCCGTGGCACAACCGAAATGGTCTAACAAAAATCCAATAGCAACGCCCGAAGTAAATAAAATCTTTAATGATCTTGAATCTTGGTTAAATTACTGCAGATTTCATCTTATCAACTATGATCCTGCCGATTTATACAAAAGTATAGATTATCGTGGATGGCAAGAAAGACGTAGACATAGAGAAATGAAACGTAATAGAGAAAACCAAGACCCTAGATTCTATCGTAGCAATAACAGATTCAACACAGCAAATAAACCTCGTTAACCAAATTCAAATACACATAATATCTTGTACTCTGAGATATTATGTGTTACAATATATAGAATAACATTTAAACAAGCTCTATTAGGAAATCATTATGAGAAAATTATATTATATGGGGCTTGAACCATATAAAGCCCGCTACACATTGCAATTACAAGAATGGAATGAAGCAGTCTTCAAACGACGTGGTATCGATTATTATATTGTTCCTGGTGATACGCTAAGTAATGATCAAGCTATTGTAACTGGACAAGTTCTTGATGCTCACGGTCGTGCATATTTTGGCATGAGCCAACTTATGAATCTTGTTAAACTTATGAAAGCGGGTGAAGTTACGTGTGAAGATGCTATCTTATTTGAAGATATGTTTCAACCAGGTATTGAAAGTTTGCCATACATAATGGATCAAATTGCTCCTGAATTACGTCCTAAAGTTTATGTCAGATGTCTTGCACAAGCAATAGATCCAGATGATTTTGTACATGTCTGGGGTATGGCTAAGTGGATGGGCTTATATGAAAAGATGGTAGGTGAATTTGCCACTATACTTGGAACTAACGAAGAAATGGTTGCACATATGAAGATTGCAGGTTGGGAAGCTCCAATTTATAATATATCTGGATTAGCATTTGGCAAGGCAGAAGTGCGTAGTCGTGTACCAGGAATGTTAAAATCATTTAATGATCGTACATTACGAGTTGGATTTGCCGCAAGGTGGGATCAAGAAAAGCAACCAGACTTTTTTATGGATATCATTGAAGAATGGCATAAACGGAACCCTGAGTCTAACGTTGAATTTTGTTTATTTTCGGGTAGTAAATTAAAATCAAATAACGATAGTTATATGGAAAGAACTAGAAGATTACAATCTGAAGGTAAGTTAGTTATTCATGAAGATTTAGAAAAGAATGAATATTATGCTTTATTAAATGATACCAGAGTATTGTTTAATTGTGCCTTACAAGATTGGGTCAGCAATACAGTTAGCGAAGGTGATACCCTTGGTGCAAATGTATTATATCCAGCATATAGATCATTTCCAGAAGCATTTGCAAATGACCCTACTCGTTTATATATTCCGTGGTCAATTGATGATGCATTAACAAAACTTGATAATCTACTTACATTTCCAAGTCCAAATATGGGTAAAATTAGTGATTGGAATAATAGTACAATAGATCGTACTTTAGATATCATTGAAGGTAAAGGTGAACAATGGTTACGATCATCTGTGGATTATAGAAAGCACACAAGTGAAACAAAGTATGAATAATTATGATGTGATTGCAGAGTTTGAAAAAGAACTTAGTGTATTTACTGGTGCACCGTATGTTATTATGACTGATTGTTGTTCACATGCTATTGAATTATGTATGATATACGAGGAGGTTCGATATTGTGAGTTTCCGGCATATACCTATTTGAGCGTGCCAATGACTCTTTTGAAATTAGACATTGATTTTGAATATATTGATAATAAAGATTGGTTGGGCGAATATTCATTTGAACATACTAGAATTTGGGATAGTGCAAGACTATTATGTAACAATATGTATCAAAAAGGACAGATGCAATGTTTAAGTTTTGGACATGGAAAACCACTTGAAATTGGAAGAGGTGGTGCTATTCTATTAGATGATAAGATAGCATACGATTCATTAATACGGATGAGATTTGATGGAAGAGATCTAAGTAATGATAGATGGGAAAACCAAGAATCATACGAAATAGGATATCACTATCGTCCAACTCCTGAAGAAGCAATAATTGGCCTGGAAAAATTGTCTACTGTTAGTCAAACACCTAAATATTATCAATATCCTGATCTTCGTAAGATTACTATTAACTGTTAAAGAGATATTAGATGAAGAATGTTTATCTTTTTCAACCTCAATATGCTGTTGAAATGCGTAACGAAACCAATTATTGGTTGCCATATAGTGTAGGGTGTTTATGGAGTTATGCACAACAATTTGATGATATAACAGAAAATATTCAACTATCTAAATTATTTTTTCGTAGAGAAGATCCTATTCAGGTAATCAAACAGATGGAGTCTCCATCTGTTTGTGGATTTAGTTGTTATGTATGGAATAAACTCTATTGCATACATATGGCTCAAAAAATTAAAGAACAATGGCCAAATTGTATTATTGTTTTTGGTGGACCGGAATCAAATCCAGATATGTTACAACATACATTTATTGATAGCATAATCTTAGGTGAAGGTGAAGAAGCATTTTTAGAATTATTACGAAGCGTACTTAATAATATTAAACCTGACTCAGTTTTTTCTAAAAAACGATTAGCTAATCTTGATATGCCAAGTCCGTATACTCTTGGATTATTTGATAATATTATTAAAGAACATCCAAATGCAGTATGGGCAATGACTTTAGAAACTAATAGAGGATGTCCGTATCAATGTACTTTTTGCGATTGGGGAAGTATTACTTATAGCAAAGTTAAACGGTTTGATATAGAAAAAATACAAGAAGACATTAATTGGGCCGCAAGTAATCAAATTAGTTATATATTTTGTGCTGATGCAAATTTTGGAATGTTTAAAGAAAGAGATCTTGAAATTGCACAGATGATAAGAACAGCGGCTAATCAAGGTATAGTTGATGCTGTTGCTATTCAATATGCAAAAAATTCTACAGAAATAGTATTTAAAATTGCTCAGATATTAAAGGATATAAGCAGAGGAGTAACAGTAAGTGTTCAAAGTCTTCACGAACCAACGTTAGTTGCTATTAAACGAAAAAATCTTGATGTTAATAATATTAAAAATTTAATAAGTTTAAGTAAAAAATATGATGTTCTGACTTATACTGAAGTAATACTCGGTCTTCCGTTAGAAACATTAGAAAGTTGGAAAATTAGTCTTTGTGACATCTTAGAATTAGGACAACATGAATTGATTGATATGTTTTTTTGCCAATTGCTTAAAAACAGTGAATTAAGTTCAGCTTCTTCAAGGGATCAATATAAGATTAAATCTGTAATTGCCAATGATTATCTATCTATTACTAATAACAATGATTGGTCAGACATAACCGAAGAAATTGAATTAGTTAATGGAACTAGCACTATGAGTACATTAGAATTAGTAGATGCATATATGTATGGCTGGGTAATTATTCAATTTCATATCGGTGGGTATACACGTGAATATTCAAAATATCTTAGGAACACCCATAATATTTCATACAAAGAGTTTTATGATAGATTTTATTTATTATTATTAGATAATAAAGAATTTGCCGAACATTACGCTGTGATAAAAGATATAGTTAATAATTATATAACCAATGGCAATATATTAATTACCGATCCTGATTTAGAAAAGTCCGGAGGTGGAGGAGGACTTCATTCTCTTAGTATTGGATTTATATATAAAAATAGATCAACGATATTTGATATAGGATTTAATTGTGCATTAATGTTTGATTTGCAATTACCATCTGAACTAAAAATGCTACAAGAAAATATGATTTATAATCAAACTAATAGTTATCCATTAACAATTACATTACCGTTTGATATTGATGATTATACTGATACTGTTTCCACATATACCATCAGTAACAAATACTTTGATAACAATAAACATATAGAAACTGAAATTGATTACAATAGTCGACGTAAAGGAATAATTAAAAATATCATTAAACTGATAGACATAACCTAAATAACATAGTATAATAAAAGAATACCGCAATCCACTGCATTAACATCGGAGAAATAATGGAAAGACCACTAAGTGAAGTAATCAGAGATCAAATCAAATATAATGGTGATAGGTTTTGGGCAGGCGACAATATATCTAAATACATTAAAGAAGGTGATACTGAATTTTTAATTGATGAATTAACTGAAAAGTTTGAAGGGGTACTTGATTCATTACTTATTGATCGGATCAATGATCCAAATTCAAAAGGTACTGCTAATAGACTTGCTAAAATGTATTACACTGAGATTATGGCAGGACGTTACGAAGCAGGGCCTGATGCAACTGCATTTCCAAATGACAGTGCAGATAGATATGAAGGTATGTTAGTTGTGCGTTCTGAATTAAAATCTATGTGCAGTCACCATCATCAACCAGTAACTGGTATTGCATATATTGGTATTATTGCCGGTAAAAAGTTAATTGGATTATCAAAATATACTCGTATTGCTCAATGGTGCGCCAGAAGAGGCACATTACAAGAGGAATTATGTAATGATATCGCACGTGAAATTTCTAAAGCAACTGATAGTGAAAATGTTGCTGTTTATATAGAGGCTCAGCATGGTTGTTGCACTAATAGAGGTATTATGGCACATAGTTCACTTACTCAAACTACAGTATTAAATGGTGTATTTTTATCAGATTTAAGTACTAAAAAAGAATTCTTTGACAACATTTTATTACAAACTCGGAGTGGAAGTTAATCTATGAAGGCACAAGAACCAGCATTTGGTATTATGAAAACAGGTGATTACGGTACCTGTAAAGCCTATACTGTTCAATGTAGTTGCGGCAATCCCGACGACGAACTTAGATTTGAAGTAGAATCTGACGAGTTGGGAATATCAGTAACAACTTATACTACACAAAAAACTGATTGGTGGACTGATACTTATAATCTAAATAAATCATATACATTTAAAAATCCAATATTATTTCAAGTTAATTATGTAGTGCGTGGCTTACTTAATTCTGTTGCACATAGATTAAAATTAACGTATAATATATGGGTTAAGGGATATTTAGAGTACGAACAATGTACAATGATGTCAGAACAACAAGCTCTAAATTATACAAAAACCTTAGCAACCGCAATGAAAGATGTTGGAACGTTCCATAAACAAAAAGTTAAAAAGAAGGTATCATAATATGAATATAATTAAAAAAATAATTTGCAGATGGGTTAGAGAAGATTGGAACTCACATTCTGATCGTGCTGAACGTCCTGTTCAAGCTGAACCTGAATTACGTGATTATAATCACGATAATAGAATTAACTTCAGTATCTATAATGCATCAGGTGGAAAAGTTATTGAAGCATCACGTTATGACACAATAAAAGATAGAAGAAGAAATAATCTTTATGTAATACATGAAAATGAAGATTTTACTGAATCACTTGGTAAGATAATTACTATGGAATCGTTACGATGAAGAACCTTGAGCGTATAGAAGAATTGATGGTGCCAATTGATTTGCAAATTGCAAGATGTATGAATCCAGAAGAATTATTAATGTTGTCGTGCGGAATGTTACAACGATGTAAAGAAATATTTGATAATATACTTTCCGAAGAAGGTCGTATAAAAATGTTTGAAGGGTATCTAAAATGAAAAAAATATATCATTCTCAGCAACAAATCGAAGGGGCATGTTTATCAATTATTAAACAGATGCAAGCTGAAAATTGGAAACCTGATTATATCGTTGGTATTACTAGAGGTGGGTTAGTTCCTGCTAATCTAATAAGTCAATTCCTTGATATACAATTAGAAACATTAAAAGTTAGTTTACGTGATCACAAAGAAAGTGAAACTAATTGTTGGATGTCAGAAGATGCGTATGCTGGTAAAAAGATCTTAATTGTAGATGATATAAATGATACTGGCGCAACCATTGCATGGATTAAGAAGGATTGGCAATCAACTTGTTTACCTGATGATCCAATTTGGAATAACATCTGGGGTAATAATGTTAGAATTGCAACAATAACTGATAATTTGTCAAGTAAAGAAACTGTTGATTATTCTCATTGGGAAATTAATAAAGCTGAAAATGATGTATGGATTGTTTATCCTTGGGAAACTTGGTGGGCACCAGGCGCATGAAAACAATAATACATGTTAACCAACATATTATTAAATCTAATACTAAGAATAAGACAGATGAACCGGTCTTGACAGTTAAGGATTATAAGACAAATACTTATGCACATGAGGTTGAAATCGTAGGTGGATGTGTAGTAAAATATAGTCCACACAAGCCATTAAGTTGTGGTGCAAGAGTTTGGATTGAAACACAAGGTGAGGTTATAATACTTAAATGAAACTAAAAGTAAGCGAGTTGTTTTACAGCATACAAGGAGAGGGTAGATATATGGGCGTTCCATCTATCTTCCTTCGTACATTTGGCTGTAATTTTAAATGTCAAGGTTTTGGCATGCCACATGGTGAATTAAGCACTGAGGCTGATGAAATTGCAAATTGGCATAAAACTATTCCAGTATCAGACTACGAATTGTTGCCTTTAGTTAGTACCGGCTGTGATTCATATGCTAGCTGGCATCCTGCATTTAAGAATCTTAGTCCAACATTAACAACTGACGCAGTTGTTGCTAGAATGATGGAGCTATTACCATTAAAAGAATGGGATACGGAACATCTTGTTATTACCGGCGGAGAACCATTATTAGGCTGGCAAAAAGCATATCCAGACTTACTCAAACATGAGGATATGGCTAGTTTAAGAGAAATAACATTCGAAACAAATGGTACACAATGGTTATCGGATGAGTTTAAAGAATATCTTGACAATTGGCAGTCAACCTATTATAATGGTAACTGTAGAGAACTTACATTTTCAGTTAGTCCTAAACTAAGTTGTAGTGGAGAAGCAAGAGAACTTGCTATACAACCTGCTATTGTTTGTGATTATGAATCAATTGGCTTTACATATTTAAAATTCGTAGTTGCAACTGAAGAAGATGCCGAAGAAGCATTAGAAGTTACACAAATTTATAGAGATTATGGATTTGAAGGACCTGTATACTTAATGCCAGTTGGCGGAGTTAATGAAGTGTATTCTCTCAATAACAAACGTGTAGCAGAACTTGCTATGAAGAATGGGTTAAGATATAGTGATAGATTACATCTTCCATTATTTGGAAATTCTTGGTCAACTTGAGGAAATATTATGGCAAATTGGAAATTAGAAACTGTTGAAAAGAAATCAGTTATAGATACCGAAATGTGGGGCAAAGGTGCATTAACTATTGATCGAATAACTGAATGGCGATGGGGAGAAGCATTTATTGAATCTGATGAAAAGCCTGATATTGATCTAACTAACGAAGAAGGATTTAATATATTAAATTCTGAATATGATATTGAGATAGGTGATTTTAGTGACGGCAATCTAGTTGATGTAGTTTACCCAGTTGAGATAGATGAAACTGAACAGGCACGTTTAGCAGATTTATGGGATGAAGAAGGAGAATCTGGTTGGGAAGATGATGGATGGGTATTAGAAGACCGTGATATCTACTTCAATGGTGAATTAGATTTAATTAATATGGATACACTATATGAACAATAATAGAAATGACACCTGATATAGCACATGGAATACTAGATATGTTTGATTACATTAAGAAAAAGTTCAGCAAGAAAAAAGTAACGTCAGAAAAGAAACTGTCGGCTAAAGAACATGCTGACAGAAATAAAGAACCATACATTGAAATTCTTAGTATAGAAGTTGATTCAGATGATTTAGGACAAGGTTCCTTTGAATTAGATTGGAATGATATATTTGTTGCAAAATTAATTAGAGCTGGATATCCAGGTAAAACTGATCAAGATATAGTAGATAATTGGTTTAAAGAAGTATGTCGTAATGTATTATTAGAAACATACGAACAAGAACAAGCCGATCCTGTAAATAGAAGAAATCCAAATAATAACGGTCAACGATAATTTGATATTATATGTAAATGGTGATAGTCATTCTGCCGCAGGCGAAGCATCTAATAATTATTGTTTTGCTAATGATGATCTGCAATTTCAACATTTAGGAAGGAAGCCACACCCTGACAATATTAAAGTATCGTATGCTAATTTAATTTCAACTGCATTTAATGCCAAATTAGATATTGATGCTGAGAGTGCTAGTAGTAATGATAGGATAATTCGCACGACTTATAACTATCTAACACATCAGACTCCTGATTTAATAATCATTGGCTGGAGTACCTGGGAAAGAGAAGAATGGTTATTTGATGATATCTACTGGCAAATTAATGCAGGTGGTATCGGACAAGATTGGCCAGTGGCATTACAAAAAAAATATATAGCTTGGATTGCAACTGTTAATTTTCAACAAAAACAGTATGAGGCACATAAAAAAATATGGAAGTTACATCAAGATCTTAAAGATATTCCACATTTATTTTTTAATTCATACCTTAGTTTTAACTTAGTACATCAGTATAATTGGGGGGATAATTATATATCCCCGTACACTGAATCATTTACTTATTATTATTGGTTAGCAAATAATGGATATCTAACCGTAAACCCCAACAGTTACCATTATGGCGCACTAGCACACCAAGCCTGGGCTAACTTTTTATTTCCTTACTTAACAAAATTATTAAAATAATATGAGATATTTAATAGTAGATGTAGCAAATACATTTTTTCGGGCCAGACATTCAGCACATAGACAAAGTGATACTTGGGACAAACTTGGATTTGCAATTCATGTTACATTAGCTAGTATTAATAAATCATGGCGTGATCAAAAAGCAGACCATGTTATTTTTTGTTTAGAAGGTCGAAGTTGGCGTAAGGATTTTTATGTGCCGTATAAAGCTAACCGGGCAGTAGCAAGAGCTGCATTAACTGAAGTTGCACAAGAAGAAGATCAACTATTTTGGGAAGCATTTGATAATCTTAAAACATTTGTAACTGAAAAAACTAATTGTACAGTACTGCAACATTCAGAACTTGAAGCTGATGATCTAATTGCAGGTTGGATACAAAGTCATCCAAATGATCATCATACTATTATTAGTTCAGATTCTGATTTTTATCAATTATTGTCAGAAAATGTTAATCAATACAATGGCATCAGTGACGAACTGCATACATTAAATGGTATTTTTGATAAACGTAATAAACTTGTCCTAGATAAAAAGACTAAAGAACCTAAAAAAATACCTGATCCTAAATGGATATTATTTGAAAAATGTATGCGTGGTGATACTAGTGATAATGTATTTTCAGCATACCCCGGTGTAAGAACAAAAGGTAGTAAAAATAAGGTTGGATTATTAGAAGCATACGAAGATAAAGAAAAAGGTGGATATAGTTGGAACAATCTTATGTTACAACGATGGACTGACCATAATGGTTTAGAACATCGAGTATTAGATGACTATAATCGCAATGTAACTTTAGTTGATTTAACTGCACAACCCAATGATATTAAAACTAAAATTGTAGAAACCATTGAAACTAATAGTATTACTATTGATCGGCCAATGATCGGTGCACAATTTTTAAAGTTTTGCGGCAAATATGATTTAATTAAGTTAAGTGATCATGCAACAGATTATGCTAGATGGTTAGGTGCAAGTTATCCAGATAAAGTTGTTGACAATTAATAAAAATCTAAATATAATAGTGTATAGGAGAATATAATTATGACGCGAATTAATTCAGATTTAGATCCAAAATTATTAAAACGTATGCATCTAGTAGCAGAATTGAGAGAGATAACCATGGTTCCGGCATCACTTAGACGTAGTCTTCGTACAATCCAATCTGCAACAATACTTACACGGATTCCTAAGAAATTTACACTAAACAAAGGACATGTTTCTTATTTTTATGATAAGTTACGTTTCTTACAAAAAAGATTTAATAAATTAGCAGATGAAATGGAAAGACGAGGTTATAATCCAGATAGGTCCAGAATTAAAGCATTTGACGGATTTGATGATATGTGGTATAATGATTGGACATCAACTGCCGAAGATGATGCTATAGTAACTGAGCGTATTAATTTTCGTATATCACAGAAACCTCACTTATATTATGAATAATAAATTAATTAACGAAGGAAGTAGCATGACATATAAATGGGTTATCGACAAATCATTCTCGTTTGAAATGGGACATCGAGTATGGGCACAAAAATTAGATCATTTGCATCTGAGCATTAGTGGTGAATGTGCTTGCAAACATCTTCATGGTCATAGTTATGAGATTAAAGTATTTCTTGGTGCTGATACATTAGATCAAAGTCAAATGGTAACAGACTTTAAAAATATTAATTTTATGAAAGTATTTGTTGATGATGTGTTAGATCATAAATTTATGGTGGACATCAATGATCCATTATTTGAAAAAATTACAAATATAAATCCAATTCTACTTGGAGATGTGGATAATTTTGTAAACTTAGCAACTATAGTCGGCCTTGATGGATATTCAGAAGGATTTGTTATAGTAAATTTTGTTCCAACTTCAGAGAATATCTGTAGATATTTAAAACAATATGCACAATCAATTATTGGTGATGTTGCTACTGTAACTGCACTTGAACTATGGGAAACTAAAAAATCGCATTGCAGATATGAGGATTAATAACAGTATGCCACTTCTAGCTAAAGCAGTTATTAAAAATAAGTTCTGGATAATAGAAGATAGTGGAACTCAAGTAGCTACTATCCTGGCATCACCGACTGGTGTTACATTAGTTCAAGATGGAACCAGAGAAAACTTTGCTAGTTTAAAGTTATTAAGTGATAGACATAATATCATATTTGATAAAGCTAAACAACAAAAGGTAATTAAAGATTCTTCTTTTAAGGTTTATGGATATCCAAGTGCTTTTAAAGTATATCATACATTATGGGATGTGAAGAAAAAAGTACCAGTATTTACAAAAACTCTTAATTCTAAAAGTTTTTATTGTGCAGGATATTATATTATACAATTTAATAATGGGTGGCTTAAAAGTTATTGTCCAAAGTTAATTACACTTAATAGATATCCGTTTAAAGGACCATACAAAACACAAGAAGAAATGCAAGAACATTTACGAAACGCAAACAGAGAATTTTATGGCACAACTTAGTTTACATCTACAGAGTTACAACGACAAAGTTAAGTTAATGAATCAGACTAACAGTAAATCATTAACACTTAATGCAATCGAAGCTCAGAATCTGCATAATGATATATTTTTATTATTGGCACAAATAGCTGAGTTAACTCAGTCTAAAGAAACTGAAGATAAAATAACATTAGACTTTGATGGCGGCTTATTTTAATAATATATGCAGTTAATTGGCATAAATAGACTAATATTAAGAGGAAATTAAAATATGAGTCGACCAAAGCCAGTAGTTATATTAGAACATGTAAATAAGAGTAATTACAAAAGTGATCAAATTCTTAATTCGGCAGGAATTTGGGCAGTTTATTATGATGGATCTGCTATTAATTTAAAAACACAAAATATATTAATAGCCGATCCGGGTCCTAAGTATAAAAAGGTTTCGTTTTCCAATCCCGGACATGCTATTAACTTAGCTAAGAAACTTAACATTTTATTTAAAACTGACAAATTTTCAGTAGTTTTATTAAAAGCCGGAAATCAAATATACCCATAATGTCACGTAATGCTGAATCACAACAAGTTATACAGCAAGAATTTTTTGTAACTAAACACCCTGATTTATCAGATAATCCATTGATTTGGTGGTGGCACAATCCAACTAATCCAAATAGTTTACGTCTTACTAAACTATCATTTGAACTATTATCTAGAGTTAAGCAACATAAGTTCTACAAATTTAAATTAATACATGATATTAAGCCAAAGACATTTGTACAACTAGAACGATACTTTAACGAACCATATTACATTCAAAATCATACAACAATATTCATCATGGGCGAACGTGAAGCTATGATGGTAGGGTTACATGCCAACAATCTACAACAATACTTAGATAATCATAGTTTATAAGGTTGACCTTTCTTACTGCTCCTGTATAATAAGCACATAAATTAAACAACAGGAGCGTAACAAATGCAAAATTACTATGTTGAAGTACAATTTAAAAAAGGTAAAACTTT